TTCTATCTACAGCAGAAAGTAACTCATCAGACATTTCAATTTCTCTGATTCTAGCACTGTCAGCGTTTCCTTGGTTGTAAGGAGATTGACGGTATCTTTCAGATAAGATTAAGTCTCTGATTACTTGCTCACCTTGTGTTTGTTGCATTTGACCTGGAGTCATTGTTGCAACACCACAATCATTACATACTTCACCTGTTTCATCTAATACAGAAGCAATAATTTCTACTGGCTCAGCATTAAAGTGATCTCTTGAATCAAAAGAACAATTTCCAAATTTAGTACCTACGTATGCTCCTACAAACTCTACAGTAGCAGAAACTTTACTAGCACCATTTGGATCAGTTGAAGCAACATATGTTCCAGCTAATACTTCAGCAATAGTGTAAACTTCTTGTGAAACTACTCCTGCAGTTTCTACAGATACAACAACACCACCTTCTGATACAGAAGTAAGAGTTAATGTTGCATCAGCACCACCACCAGAAATTGTTAATACATCACCTACTTTATAGTCAGAACCTACAGCAGCCCAGCTAAATGTAGCAACGGCACCACCTGCAACAGTTAAAATATTAACAGCTGCACCAGATCCAGATCCACCAGTTACTGCAACACCTGCAGCAACAGAATAACCTGTTCCACCAACTAAAGTTGCATCTTTTGCACCATCAACATCTGCTTCAGCAACAAAAGGTTTGATTAAAGGATTAGCTAATACCATATCAGCCATAGTAGCACCAACTAATGCAGGATCAAGAAACTCTTGTCCATCAATACAGCAAATGTTTGCTGAATCTCCAATAGCATATGCATTGTGATTTAAGAATCTTAATGCAGGTGAACCCTTAACATCCATTCTCATAAATTGTGTTGAACCACATGGAGTACAATCAGAACCTAAAGACAATGAAGCCTTAGACTGTGATGCAACCAAACAGTTTGTATACCAAGCTCTAGATACATATCTAGGATTGATTCCTTTAGATTTTACAGATTCTTTGTATCCACCGTGACCTGGATTGTTTCCAATAGTGTCTTTAGTGTAAAATGAACCTTGTACTAAGTAAGCTAATGAATTAGCTGGCAAAGCACCTCCTGGTATTGCAATAGTTTCCCAATCTGAGTCACTAACAATACCCATTTCTCCAGCAGCTAGTGCTGATGTAGAGATTCCGGCATTAGCCTCAGTGGAACCTACTACAAACGTTTTGTAAAACGCATGATTAAAATAAGCCATAATTTTTGTTTTTTGTTGTTATAAATATATAAAGTTTGTACATTGTGTACATTAATAATATACGCAATTAATTTTAAATAAGAAAGCTATACTGTATAAATAATTTTTTGTTTAATTATTGCGTTCAGCTGCAGCTTGCCCTCTTTGTTGTTGATACTGATTTTCAATATCACCTGCTATTAAAGATGCTGTGTCATCTAACATTAATTCAACTACATCATCTTTAAATTCACAGTCTATGTTAACAGGGCTTGTAACACCTGTATATGGATCTGTACATCCCAATACTTCTATATAGACTGGTTTTCTGTAATATGTTAAAACAGGGTTGACAATATTAAAGTTATTGTTCTTATATATTCTTATTGTATTAGTTTGCATAGTACAAAAAGTTTCACCCCATTCATAATCTGGATTTTTTAAAGGATCTCTTAGCAGTAATGGTACATTAGCTACTTCAGAAAGGTATACAGTCATTGATCTAGGATCTGGACAACATTCTGAAGTAGCGTCTGTACTTACTCTTTTATATTCTAAGTATTGATCTACTGGAAAATTATTTGATTCAAAATAAGTTTCTGATACAGTTCCTGTTAATAAAAGTTCTATTAATAGGGGTTGTAAATCATCAATTCTTTTTTTAGATAACTCATCCCCTTCTTTGTACATATTACCACCATGTAGCTGTCTTCTACACCATTCTAATTGTACTTTATTAAAAGCTTCTACAAATTGCCAACATTCTATATTGTCATAATCTTGACTATCTAGTTTATTAAGCCTTTGCTTTAATTTTAATAAAAGAGTATTGTTATTCATTATTCAAATTTTATGAGTTCCAGTATGGTTCCACCTTAGCAAGTAATGACATTAAAGTATCTTCATTCTCTGGATTCTTTAAGTGTTGCATACATTCAGATGGTGATTTACCCAACTTAATACCACTATCAATTGGTTCAATCCAACCTCCGGCTTTAGTTGTTATAAATCTATAGTAAAGAGAATCTTTAATCAATGCTCTTATTTTTAATTCTTCCATGTCTAAACCAGCTACTTCTAAAAATTGAGAAGCTGCTCTTTTCTTAGATGACTCAGCACCAACACCATTAATGTATGCATCCATATTTTCATATAATACATCATTAGGTGTAGCTTTTACATATTGAACACTGTCTACATCACATATTTTTGCAACGTACATAAGTTTAGCAACATTAGAATCATACATATTTTGTAATGCAACTAGTGCTTTATTTCTAAGTTTACTTAATTCAGTTCTTGTAGATAATGATTCTTTTGCAGTATCTAAGAAAAACTTAAAAGGTGTATTAGATTCCTTTGCTGCTTTTAATGATTTAGCAACAATAGAAAAACCACCTGCATTAATTGCATGTAATTTAATAAGATCATAAGGGTCTTTAGCTGGATCTAGGAATGTTGGATCATTACCACATCTTAAACTAATCTTATCCCAAAATGCAGAATTATCAGGTTTCATTATTGTAAGTTTATTCCAAAACTCTCTATCCTCTGTATCAACAACATTAGCAGCTAATTCAGCTTCTAACTGTGCTACAACTGCTCTTATCTCTTTAATTTTTGCTATCTTCTCTGATTTTGGAAGCATTTTTACTTCAGGTGCAAACTCATTTAAACCTGTAACATAACGTTTAACACCATTCATTTCTAAACATGCTAAACTTTCTTCATGAAAAACACCATCATGCAATGATAATCCATATTGCTCAAGTCCCATGTTTTCTTTATTTGCATTAAAGAAAGGACGTATGGCTATAGTCTTATTTTTTGTTTGCTGATACTTTTCTACAATTGTGTAATCCTCCATTTTTTTTTTTGGTTTTTAAAATTAATAATTATCTACTAGTCAAAAGTACAAATATTGTACAGTTTATTTATTAATAATTTCTAAAGCAAGATGTTTAGTCTTGCTAAAGTTTTTTGACGTTTATTCTTCTACAGCGTCTATAACTATTTTTAATACACCTGCTGTATGGTATAAGTCTCCTTTTTCCAAACCTGCAGCTATTGCTTCAATATTAGATACAAACTCTAAATCTGCCGCTCCTCTAACCCAATCAATTACTTCATTAACATGAAGCAATCTTGCTAGACCGGTAGTATTTACTTTACCTACATAAGCTTTATCTTGAAACTTCTGTGTAACTTTTTTTAATTGTGCCATTTTTATTTTATTTAAGGATTAAAAAAAAGGGAGGAGGATTAACCCCTCCCCTTTAATATTAATGTTCTCTAGAATGATCCTCCTGTAATAGGGTTTCTCATTACAATTTTTAGAACTTTAGTTGGATCCTTAACCCAAATAGCTGGCATTGTTTGAGTCATATAAACTCTATATCCATTAAACTGACCAGTAGATGCAAACCCTTGAGTTCTTCCCATGTAGTCCATAGTACCATTTTGGTAGAACCACTTAAGTTGATTATCCCAAGAAAGTTTCAACAAGTGAATGTTGTCATTTCCTTCATCAGTTACATCAAAGATAATAAAGCTATAAGAACTTAGAGGTCTTCCATCAATTAATGGATTCTCAATGTCATTTGTATTTAAGTTATCAAATGCTGGATTCAATACAAACTTAACGTTAGCTAAGAATGGAATAGTAAAGCTTGTGTAAGCAAAACCGTAATCCAAATCCATACCAGAACCTTTAACAGCTCCTATATCAGATGCATTTTGAACTAAACCAGAACCATATACTTCATCAGCAATAGCTTTGTTGATCAATTGCATTCCTGCAATACCTGTTTGTACAACAAGTGATCTTTGTGGGTCCGGTCCTTTAAACTCAACTTTACCTTGATAGAAGTTGTAAAGCTCAGACTTAAACATATCAAGAGTAAATGAAGACTTGTTATATACTCTTTTGAAAGAGTTATCTAACTGTGCCCATAAACCTACAGATAATCTAATATCATCTGGTCCGTCTTGTTTAATTCTACCACCTTTACCCCACATTAGGTAAGTTTCAATATCCGTTGCAATTTTAGATAAGTGAGCTGCTTCCATATTTGTAATGAAAGTACGTGTAAGAGTACCATTTTCCATAGCTTCTCTTGCACCAGCTTTACCCATATTTGCTACTAAACCTTCAATTGAAGGAACAGATGGATTTGCTGAGTCAGTGTTAAAGTTTCTCCAGATCTCAGTTACTGGTACAGTACCATCAGCATTCAAACCACCTTTGATCATTAGATCAGCACGGCTAGAAATAGAATAATGTACATGTGCTTCAGCTCCTCCTACAAAATTGTAGAATTCACGGAAACCAGAACCTGTTTCAATGTCAGAGAATCTTTCTCCGTACTCACCTCTTGCAGAACCTTTTCTGAAGAACTTTGTACCTTGAGCTAAATACTTATTATCTAAGCTAGCTGCATTGTTGTTGTTTACCAATTGAACTGTATAGATGAAGCCGTCACCTGCTGGGATAATATCATCAGCTGTGATGTAAAGCTCTAATCCATTGTATTTGTCATATGTGATAATATCACCATGTCCAAATGTTCTTTTGGAAATCTTAATTTTAAATGTAGTACCGTCTACACCTTTACTTGTGTTTCCTGCTTCAATATCTGCTACAATGTAGGGAAGATCTTGTGCAATTGGAGTTTGCCATTTGTACTCACCACGTGCATTGTCCACCATGATTGTGTTCTTTCCACCGAAAGATGCCATTTGATATAAAGGCATTTCAACCTTTTGGGTCATTGCCCAAAGGTCTACTGGTCCCATATCCATAGGTTCTGCTGAACCTAGCATCTGAGTCAAGTGATAAGAATCAACATGAGAACTAGCTTTGTAGCTTGTATCTCTCAGGAAAATTCCATTATTTAATACTGGAGTTGCCATAATTTTTACTTGTTTTTGTTGTTAATATTAATTGTTATTTATTTTTGATTGTTAAATCCGTTTGAATATGTTGTTGGTTCTAGGTAATTTTCTTCCTGACTTCTTCTTTTCTTCTTCCTTACTCTGTATTCCTAAAGAGTTAGATCCGCCTGCATTTGCCTGTTCAGTTTTTAATTTTCTTACAGTTTGCTCAATGCTTTTCTGTGCACCTTTATCCATTATTTTTGCTTTGTATCCATCTGGATCTTGTAACAACCATAATGCTTCAGAAATTAATGTATAGTTTGGTTCAACAAACTGATACTTTTCTAAAAGATGACCAAGCAAATTTGTATTACGCCCACTAACAGATGGGTAACTTGGTTGTACTAAACCATTATACAACATTGTTTGTGTTCTCTTATCAACTTTTATATCACCTAAAGTACCATCTTTTAATGTTTCATATACACTAGACATGTATTGTTTAGATGCTTGTTCTTGCTGCTTCTTTTTAAGCTCTTGCTCTTGTATCTTTTTAGCAACAACCTTTTCTTGCATTTTATCTAATTTAGGTTTAAACTTAGATGCTTGTTTTTCTAGTTTACCTAAATCTTTCCAAATTTCAATTTCTTCAGAGATTTCTTCTTGTGTTCCATATCCTGTAGCACCTAAATATTCTCTAATAATTGTTTCTTGGTCTTGTTCTTTTTTAATGCTAAGCTCTTTAGTTTTTTCAACTTGAGCTAATGTTGAAAATAATCCTTTAAGATCTTGACCACCATCTGCTACATATCTTGCTGCTACTTGAAGTTCTTCAGGTAAACTAGCAAAAAATTGTTTTGGGGTTTCTCTTCTTACTTGATTAGCTTTTTCTTCTAAATTAGCTTGAATTAATTCTTCCCAATCCTTAGCAGTATAGTCTTCTAATTCTTTATCATCATCAAAAGGAACTATCTTATCATCTTGAATAAGTTTAGAAAATACATCAGATATTCCTGATATACTCTTTCTACCTCTTTTAGATGTTTTTTCTTCTTCTGCAACTTCATCAACTTCATCTAAAGATTCTAGTATATCAGCAGCTTCTTCTGCTTTGCTACTAGTATCTTCTTTGTCAGTTTCTTTGTCAGTTTCTTTTTCATCAACTTTAGCAGTTAAGTCATCAGCGTCATCTTTATCTGGATCAGCAAAAGAAAAATCTGCTTTTTCTTGCAATCCTGATAAAATATTTCTTTTTGGTTTTTCTTCCGCAGGTAATGTGACAGCTCCACTTCCTGGAGCACCATCAAATATTTCATCAATGTTAATGTCTAATGTCTCTACGTTACTGTTCACAGTATTTGTTTTGGTATCCATATTATTGTTGGTTTTAATATTAAATCCTTATATATATAATATACAAAATGTTTTTTCACATACAATGCAATAAACTTATATAATTTTAAATTTTAGTAAAGTTTTTTGCAGTATATAGCTAACACTTATTTATCTTTCTTCTTTTTATCAGAAGATTGTACATCATACTTGTTTTTGTTTTCTCTAGCTATCTCTAATTTAGTATTAGCTATTTGCTTATCTGCAGATATTTTTTCTCTTTCTACATTTAATCTAGATTGCTCAAGTATTCCCTTTTGAGTTAGTTCTGTACGCTTAAGATTAGCTTGCTCTCTATATTGTGTAGTTTCTCTAATGTCTTTCATAGCATCTTGAAAATCAGATACTTTATTTTCATTAACATCACTCATTGAACCATAACCAGCAGCTCTAATTTCAGCAATAGTTAAATCATTTTGTCTATCCTTATCATTTTCCATTTGCTCAGCTTGCAGTTTCATTTGTTCTTCTTGAGCTCTAGCTTGTAGTTGCTCTTGCTGCATTTGCTGTTGTTGTTGCATATCTTGCTGTCTCTGAGCTTGTATTCTTGCTTCAGAATCTTTTAGTATATCTGTTACTCCAGCAATAGAGTCTGCTTTTACAATATTACCTAACTCATATATTGATGCTCCAGTAGTATTATTAGTTAAAGCCATTTGCTTTAGCTGTTCTAGAATTGCTCTATGATTTGTTTTAGTTGTTGCAAAAACATTAAAGTCTCTTAATAATAAATCAGTACCATTAATTGTAAAGTTTACTTTTTGTGCTTCACTAGATATATAACTAAGTCTGACGCTTGGGTTTGTACTATTATAGAACTGTGCTAAGTCAGTTCTCATTTGATGCACTCTAGGCATTAAATGATCTGAGTGTTGTACAAAGTATATTTCTGTTTGCGCATAGGATTGTTGCATAGCATTAACTACACCTGTTGCAGTTTGTGCTGATACAGCTCCCCCTAGACGTTGTGGATTAATTCCAATTGCATCAAAACATTGTTGTTTAAAATAATTAGCTAACTGAATACGTGACATTAATCTACCTGTTTGCTCCATGTTAAGAGTCTGGTAGTGATTAAAGTTTGTAGCATTTTCTGTATTAGTAATAGATGTATCTAAAGGTAACATGCTAAAATCTTTCATAGCAGTGTATGCTTTAGCATAATTATTTTTACCCCAATCTTCTCCCATTGAATGACGTGGTAAAGCATTTTGATCAAACATAATTACAGTACCTAATTCATCAATTAGTATATCTGCTATTTGATTATTTACCATGTTATACCCAACCTGATAAGCTTTCATTAAATCTACTAATGAAGTAGATCTTGTATTTCTATCAGAAAATACACGGCCTTCTACTGGAAGTTTACACCCATATAATGTATTAGATCCTTTAAATTGGAAAGGTAACCTGCCAGGTTTAGTTCTATTAATACCTACATAAATAGGATTAACGTTATCACCCATTGTAGTATGCCACATTGCTGGTACATTAGGTCCTATTTTTACTCCACCCCAAGTTTCATTAATCCAGATCCAATCAATATGTTCTCCCTGTAATAAAGTTTCTTTAGATTTATTTTTAAATATTGATGTATCATATACAGGTTTTTCTGTAATCTTAAATGTTTCATCAATTATTTCTTGAGTAACCTCACCGTCTAGTTCAATTTTAGTAAGATGACCTACCTTTCTTTGAGTTTTCCAATAGATTGTAGAAACTCTCATCAGGTTGCTATCACCCCATTGTATTAAGTCTTCACTTTCATCTAATATTTGAGATACTATATCTCCACCACTTGATGTGTCATTCCAATAGTTACTTGTATATTGTCTATATGCTAGACTAGGAGAATTAGTATTCCATTCATGTGACCTTGTTGCATCATAATAAGATCCATCATTTTGATAACCGTTAACTTGGTATTGTGCAGATCTAGCTGGATATATTTTTTGTAAAGATTTTAATTGCTTCTCATCCATTAAATACCCATACTTATCTACTACATCAGATACTGTCATTAAATCTATCTTACCTACATAATTAGATTCAGATATATATCTTTGATCTGGAGACTTTTGATAGAATGTTAATACAGGATTCCATAATTCAACATCATAGTCATCTTCCAACATTCTAAAATGCCAGAATTCTCTATCTGCAATAAGCATATCACGGAACCCTCTTTCCTCAAGCTCTTGCATTTTGAATCTTTCCTCATCAACATTTAATTGATGTGATGCCCATTCTTCTACACTACTTCTATAAGACTTACTAAAGTAATCTTCTATTTCTGGTAATGATTTTAAATTTTCTGGAGATAGTTTCTGTTGTGCTTCTTCTGATGCTGGATCCATTCCTGCTTCTATCATTGACTGAATAAGATCCCTTTCTGCATCAGCAAGTAATACTTGTTCAATTTCAACTTTCTTCTGCTCCAACATTTCATTGTATGACTTGTCATCTACAGCTCTAAATTGAACTTTATTATATCTCTTAGCAAACTCTCCGCTTAAAACATTAACAACATTAGGTACAATAGGATAAAACTTTAATTCTAATGCAGATTCATTTTCTGTTGTTAGAACATCCATTAGTTCTTTGTAATCATTGTCTTCTTCAACAATGTAATCTGTTTTATCAATAATACCTTTAGCTAATTTATAATTCTTTAAAAGCCTTCTAGCATTTAAACGCAAAAATTCTATTCCTTGAACTTCAAGCCAATCTAAATTCCATGCAGCCCACTCATCAGTTTTTTGTTTAGATGAAATAAACTGAACTGGTTGAGTTAAACTAGAGAACGTAGGGCCGCTCTCAGCCTTAGCTCCATTTTTTAACTGCATTGCATTTAATACTTTCATTCTAGAATATATTTAATTGTTCTATTTATAATTTTTAAAACCTGACCTTCTTGGTCTGGAGCTATTTGTTGATTTATTTTGCCCAATATTTTTGAACGGACTATACTTTAATTTAGTGAATTTTTCTGAATTTACCAAAGAATTATCTTCAGATTCCCGTCTTTTAGAATAACCTCTATTAGACTGTTGTATTTTTACAAATGCAATTAATGCACCAAATGCAACAAGTCTATCCACGTTCAATCCTGGATAGTAAGCTAACATTTCTTTAATTAACATTGGATCCGGTATTCTTTCAACACCTAATGTTTGATTTGTAACTACACCGTTAATGTCAGTTTCTTCATCTATTACTTCTCTTAAAAACTCAATTGCATAAGAAATCAAATGGCTTTTAAATAATGTTCCTGTATTCTTCCAACCGTATTCTTGATATACAGTTCTATTGGAACCCAAGTCTTTTAAGAAAAGTATTTGTTGTTTAGGTACTAAGTATCTCTGTTTTTTTCTAGCAATCATATGCTGGATAAAAAGTGAAATGTTATTCTCTACTAATGTCCAAGCATTATACCATTCAATTATTAATTCAAGTCTTTCATGAGTTTTATTAATGTCATCAAATCTACCACACCACGCAGCTACTACTTTATCTTTTTCAATAAACTGTTCAACATCACCTGCTGCTGTAGTTCTTGTAACTTCAGTTGCATTTTTATATACAAAGATACTACAAAGAGAATCAGATGTAGTTGTTTTTCCTTCTGACACGGGGTCAATAGAAGCATAATATGCACCAAACTCTGGATTCTTTACAGGCCTTTCCCATACAACTATAGTACCTGTTTTATCAGTTTGTTTTTTATCTACTGGAAATCTTGTAATAGGTAATTTATTTGTTCTTTTAGCAAAAATTCCTTTTTCATCTCTATCTAATTTAATTAATTCATAAGGATATTCTTTTTCTTGAATTCTTTTTTGTTGTTTACTTAATATTCCTTGAGGAAAAACAGATTCTTTTCTATATGCAAATGCTTCTGCTATATTCAAAGGTTTTTGAGATATTCTTAACTGATATTGTTCTCCACTTAATTCATTCTTCCAACGTGCTCTTTCCGTTACTATAGCTTCAACAGCTTCATCAATTAAAGAGTTACCATAATCATCAATATAAGGTGGCATAGACCACTGTTCAGGAATAAATAACCCTGCCATACCAATACCTCCGTCAGCATCCATTAGATTAGTTTCTACTGCATATATATCATTTGCTTTTGGATTGAGTATCATATCCTTTAAAGGATTACACTGTTCCAAGTCACCAACAGATCCTGCAGCTATAAACATACCTGTTGTTACCATACCTGAAGACATTGCAGGACGTAAGTACTCATATGTTTGCATCATCTTTGGTGCTATACCAGCTTCTTCATGAAAGAAGTATGTTGTAGGTCCACCTACTCCAGATGTTGCATTCTTTTCAAATGATGCCCCTTGTATTTTAGATTTTAAACCCCTGGCTGTTTTCCTATTACCAACTTTAACTTCTATCTGTTGCTGCCATAGTAAAACCTTTTCTGGATTACTTGGTCTATACCAAGCAGTGTGTTCATTAAGGAAAGTTTTATATTCATCTAAAAACTTCCAAGATCCTTTATCATTTATGTAATCTTTTAATGATGCACCAATTTTACACGTACTACCTTCTTCAAACCAATACGTATTAATTATTTTTCCCATATGGAAATATGAGGAAGCTATCTGACGTTTCTTTAATATTGCGGAGTGTTGATAATGCAACTCTGCAAGTATTTCATACAAAGCCATATGATACTGAGCATCACGCACTTTAGCAAAACCATATTTTTTCTCTTCTTTATCATATATGGGTAAAAAATTAAGCCACATGTAGTAGTCACGTGTTAGGTACCATGTAAGTCCATTGTGTTTATATATCACACCTTCTCTACACTTAATCTTCTGATCTTCCCAATAGGTTATAAAGTCTTTAGATCTAAAAGGTTTATCACAATAGAAGCCAAGTCTATTAAAAGTTTTAGCTTCACTATTAAATTCTTTAGACATACTGGTAAAATTATAATTACCAGGCTCCTTAAATATATCCAATAAAAACTTTATAAAACTTTCTCTATCTTCAAACTCTGTTGTTTCCCACTTATTATTATTATATGTAGGAATGGTTTTATACATCTCTCAGAATAGCAAATATATCTCCTTCTTGTATAAGCAAGTGTTCTGTTTCATTATGCTTCATTGCTACGGGTAGGCAATGATCTGTATATTGTACAACATCCCCCACTTTTATTTCTGAAACTGTTTGGCCTACACCAACTACAGTTCCTATATTTTCTTGTTCTTGTGCAGATGAAGGAATCATAATTGTAGTATTTTTAAAATACTGTTCAGCTTCCTTTTGTTTGATTAGAATCTTTTTTCCTATTGGTATTACTTGTTGTGCCATTGTCTTTGGTTTTTATATTGTTAGTTTTCTTTACTTCTTTTTCAAATATTGGCTCATCCCAATAACAGAAAAGCCATTTTTCTTGTACTTTCATTTTACATTTGATCATAAGCTAATCCTGCACCTCCACGTACTGAACTTTCTTGCTCTTGTTTCATATCACTAAATGCTCCCTTGTATGATTGTCTTATATTTTCAAATTTAGCTGCTGCATTTACCATAGAATTAATATTTCCATCTCTACCATGTTCTATAGGTGTTACTTCCATATACTTACCTAATCTATCTAACATGGATTTTATACCCACATAAGCTCTATATGTTGGTGTTTCATATAATTTCTTACACATGTCTAGAGCATATCTTATCTTTCCATCTTCTGGTGATTCCTCTAACTTTACTTCTTCAATTATAATATCTTCTTTCTCATGCTCAGGTAAATTAAAAAATGGATTCATATCAGGATTAGGACAACTCATATAAAAAATATATTGATAAACCTGTAAGTATGTATCAGGATATTCAGTCATAATTGCTTTTAGAAAAGGTAAAGCATAGCAATGTTCTGTTGGAATTACTTTACTGTTTTGTACGTCAAATAGTCTTACTAGCATAATTTATTTATTTGCATCCATTATATCCTTAATATCTTGAAAGTTTGCTTGAACAACTATAGGTGATGGATCTACTATCTGCGTCCCTGTTTTTAAAGTTAATAAAACCAAACCGTTCATAACCCCTTTGTTAAGTGTAGAATAGTATGGGGTTGCTGCCATTATACAAGTTGCATCTATATAAAGATCTTGATAACTACCTGCTTCTACATATTCTTTATAAGGTTGACCATTACTTAAACTTACTCTTACAGCTACTTTTGTTAATGTTATATTGCTCATAATTATCTATTGTCTTTTAACCACATTATTAGTGATGTTACTTCTGATTTTAAGTATGGTAATTCATACATTTTAATACCCTCTAATGAAGGTTCTCCATTTACTATTTTAGTGATAGGATAACCATTATCATCATCTCCAACCTTTTCAAACTTAACATGCTGTATAACTAACTTACCTATTTTAAGTTTAGGGTTGTGCTTTTTAATAATATACGCATAAATACTGAGTTGTAGGTTATAATGGTTTAAATTACAATCATCCAAATTATTAACAGGTCTGTACATTTTGTTTGTTATACCTTCCCAATTTGTAAACCCTTTCTCTTTTATTTCCTTATTAGTTTTATAATCATATATGTTTATATAACCATTTACAATTTCAACTAAGTCTGCTTGCCCACATATTCCAGCTGATTTTAAATATACTAAGTGTTCTGGATAAATACCCTCCTTAAGCTTTTGCTCTGGAGCCATTTTAACACCATTCTCATTGGTAATAGGTTTGATAATAGGTATTTGTGTACCATCTCTTTCTATTGTCTTAAAATCAAGCATATCAGCTTCTCTTTGATCATGGTAATAATTACCTAGACCAATAGCTCTTTTAGTTTCATTGTCCCATGCAGTAAGTATTTCTTTTTCAGTCATGCCATACCATTTGGACCTTTTGTTTTTAGATGATTTTTTTGCTTGTCCTTCTCTGTCAAACTTAGGTTTAAATTTACCAATAAAAGAAGTTACGCTTAACCAATCAATAGAGTCATTATCTATACTTTCATATGAATGACCCTCTTCTTTAAATATAATAGCCATAATTATAGTGTTGTAGTAGTATACCACCACAAACCTTCTGTGTTAGTTTCTACTGTTGTTGTTGTGTCTTTATATATGTAATTAATTTGCATTTTCATCTTTTTTAATTTTTTCAAATATTTGTTCTTCTTCTTCCTCAGTAGTAACTGAGTCCCAAAAACTTTTTGGACATTCTGAAGATAAAGACCTTACTTTAAAACCCAGACTGCAACCACAATCACTACAGCATGGTTGTGTTCCAGGTGCTAAACAACTATCTCCTTTAGCATCAAACAAACTACACTTTATGCAGATCTGAAACCTTTCAGTTGCTATAGCTTCAACATGTTCTTTTTTAAATACATTATTCTTTATTCCTTCTGCAATCTTTCCTGCATTTTTAAAGGCATCTAAGTATTTTTTTATCTTGCTCATTTTCCTCTAAACTTTTTCTTACTTAAGATATCATTTTTAATTACTTCAAGAGCCTTTTCCATCTCATTAATATTTGAAGTTATTGTTTCACTTTTTGCATATCCATTATAGGTACGCTTTGCTACATTACCCAACATGCTTTTTTGTTTTTTAATTGCATGTTCTAACTTCTTTTTTCTAAGATAAAAGGTACCCAATCCTTCCACATAAATCCTAGGATGAGCAAGTGATGATAATTTTTTCCTTACTCTACTAAAATAAAATGTTATAAAATCATCAACTAACTGTGAGTGTACACCCACTTCTTCAGCAATACCTTTCTTAAACTCATTATGCTTCTTTGGGTTCATTACCTAATATTTTGTAATCCAACAAAACTAAACCACTTGTTTGTACATTGATTGTTTTATTAATGACTATTGTTTTTTTATTAGTACCTATTTTACTTAATAGTCCTTTTCTTTCTATTTTAGAAATTGCATTTCTAGCTGATTGAGAACTTTTAAATATACCTTTTTCAGTTAACAGATTACAAAACTTAGCTATCTCAATTTTAGGATTAAAAGATAATTCTGCTAAAAAATCTAAATCTGTTTTAGTCAACAGGATATTATTAAAGAAACAATACGTAAGTATTTGATACTTAACTGTTTGATTAATATCAACCTTTAATTTTATATCTACTTTGTTTACTACAGCCATATTATAAACTCATTATCATATCTACAAAGTCAGGATGTGGATAACAATCAGACTTATCTCTCCTTACATTGGTATGTGTTAATAATCCTTTTACCTTTCCATAGAAAGCATCTTCATGAAATCCAAATGCTTTATGTGCACCATACTCATGAATATACTGTTGAAGTCCTATCCTAATATCAATATTATCTCTTTCTGCTACAAATTTAATCCACTTTTCAGTTTCCTTAATTTGTTCTTCTGAATAAGCATGCCATATAGAATGACCTCTGAAAGGTTTTTCTAGTTCAATAACCTCAGAATCAGCACATTTGCTATTAAAGTATGTTTTGTGATCTTCATCAAGGTATCCAGCATTGCAAATTTCTAATCCTACAGAATGTCTATTCATCCATCCTGATCCAGTTCTTCCAAGGTGCCACCCCTGGCACTTTTCTGGAAATGCTTGTACCATAACACCATCATATTCAGTATCACCTGTTCTATGATTTCTTCCACCTAATACAAACTCTGTTGCTACTCTTCCTCTTTTATCTCTAGCCCAGTGATCAACTGTTCTGTATGGGTTTTCTCTACCTGCCGTATGGTGTAGAAATATATATTCATTAGTTATAGGTCCCTTAACATATTCACCTTTAGGTAAATAGTATCTGTGAATAGTTTGATTATATTCCGTAATAAAATACTCATCAGAAATATCACTATCCTCATCTATTTCATCTAATACTAATATAGATTTATTTAAAAGAAGTGTCCATACAGGAGAATCAACTATACCTGTTACAGGAAAGTTATTAGAAAGCTGAAATCTAATTACTGCTTTCTCAGTCAATGGTCCAAAATGACCATCAACTGCTATCTTTAATGCCGTTTGAAGTGTTTTGACATCTTGCCCTTTATCACCTTTCTTTAGAAGTTTCATGTTAATCTTCTATTTTAGATGCAGCTTCCTCCATTGCTTGTTTAAATGCCTGAGCTTCATCAGAGTTTGGATTAGACCCTTCTTCTTGAGAAGCATATTGTTGAGCCATAAACATTTGAGCTTGCATACGTTCTGCTCTGGACTTTTCAATAGTAGCCAGTAACATTTCATATTCTGCTTGTACTTCTAAATGAGGAATGTTGTCTTTGTAGAATGCAGTAATTTCTTCTCTGCGTGCTGCCATTTCCTCTTTAGATAAAACAGGATCTTGGTCTTGTAATGGATTTTGGTTTTTAGAATTTGCCATTTTGCTTTTTTTAATTATTAAACGTAATTTATACAAATATATATATAAATAGTTTAAATAAAAAAAGTTTAGGCCCTTTTCTATTTATTTTATTTTTTCATTTAACGCTTTTTGCCTTTATGAAGGCCATGACTAGCATGTTGCTTACCTGCTTTAGTTGCAGCACGTTTCTTTTTATTAGCAGCAGCTAGTTTCTTTTTACCTGCAGCAGTACTTTTTAATTTAGCAATAGTCTTAGAAGGTGCATATACTTCTCCGGTATCCTTACTTTTTTTACCAGAAGGAGTTCTCCACTTCTGTTTAGTCCATTTGTCTAAACTCTTTTGTGATTTAGCTTTTGCCATTACTTCTTAGTTTTGTAGCCTCCACCATTAGCTTTATAACGCTTAGCAAGCATTTGAGCTTTACGTGCTGACCATTGTCCAGGAGCTCCACCTTTCCCCCCTGCTTTAATAGAGTTGAAGAGTCTTTTACGCATTGCGGGTTTAGTATAGTTGCCTGCCTTGTTTACTGTACTTTTTTTTGCTGTTGCCATTACTTTCTTGATTTTGCCCCAGAGCATTTCCAACGCTTACGGGATAAATTATTTGGTGTATTAGGATCATTTCTTTTTTTTGCAGAAAGTCTTTTCTTAATTCCTAAACTTCTTGCACAATAACTATCACCCTTTGAAGTACCAGGCTTTACTCTTGGTCCGCCCCCTTTGGCCTTACCAGCTTGTCCGTAACTAACTTTCTTACCGCTAGCTGTTACTTTGACTTTTGCTTTTCCCTTTCTAGGTGTTGCCATTTCCTAAGATATTTTATTGTATTGAGTTACTCCATCATTACTAATAGTTTGTTCCCACTTTGTACCATCTTCAGAAACAATTACTATACGAGAAAAAGTTTTAGTTCCAATTATAGTTTGATCTGACCCTATATTAACAGAGTTACTACATGTAAACTTTTTTAAATCTGCTAACGTAGTAAGCTCAGAGTTTAATTTAGGATGTTGTTTTAATCTTTCTTGTGTACCTGCGTATCTAGCAATAGCAATGTAATCATCAGCTTTTGGTATCACTGACTTTTTTCTAGTCAGCATACTGATCATGTCTTGTAATATATTTCCCATTTCTATTTGGTTTGGTTTATTAGTAAGCTTGGAAACTTTTCTTCTAGTATATCTCTCAGCATAGCACATCTTTCATACTCCTCTGATTCAATATACCACGCAATCATTCCTTCTAATTCAGTTTGTAAAGGGCCAGAATCCGGATCAAAAGCCATCAGTGCAGAATCCCCATCCTTAAATGAATCTTCTAGTAATGTATGGAAATCAATTTCTCCTGTAAGAACTTTATATGAATTGTCATAAGCCAAATTTACTTGATCTAATTCAGCTTCTTTTTTCTTAATTTCTTCCATAGGATCATACTCCCTCCCGTCTTCTTCTTTACTCATATCTTAAATTATAGAGTTAGTTGCGTTTATATAATTAATATACAAATTATTTGTGAGGGTTGAAAATTAAATTCCATATTTCCAAGTTCCACCAGATTAAAAAAAATTTTATTTTTAATTTTTGTACCCCCCACGGTATTGTAAAAGTTTTGTGTTTGGCATTCTGAAGAGGATCTACTATTCTGCTCCCCAGCTAATTATTGCGGATAGGGTACCCCCGTATATAAGTGGTATCCATTAATATTCTAAATTCATAAATTATGTCAGTATTCTTCAGAAAAGTACAAATCAATGAGTCAACAGGCTCAGCAATGATTCAGTGTACATCAACACCAATCACAAACAAAAAGACTACACTTGCTGGTCTTGCTGTGGGTAGTAGAACTCAAGGTAATATTACCTTCGGTCAATTATCTCTTATAGACCCTGAAACCAATCAGGTAATGAGAGCTAATCATCCAACAATCCAAGAGCTAATGAAAAAATTAGAGCCTGGACAAGAGATGCCTGGATTCCGTATGTCAGATAATGCAGTAACGGACCTTAGAACCGGAGAACTCACAACACTAATGTGGGTGGAAGCAGTATAATCTTAATGGCCGTGTGTAAAAGCACGGTCATTATAATAACTAATAATCCTACCGTATGGATGGAGGTGAATAACGGAGTGAATATCTCTATTAGTTATTATAATATATAATTAAATGGAACTGTATTGTTACAATTCCTATGTTACATTAACCAATTCTTTACCTCTATTTCTGCTCATCTTCCAATATCAACCTCTGCTCCCCAACTAATCTTTGCATCTTACTAATAATTACTAATTAGTTATGTAAAAATTATTTATTTGGGTGTTGCACAATGAAGATGACATCATATAAGCCATATAATATACCTTTAAGGCCATTAAAATAATAACTGGACCCTATATATATAAATATAGCTAACAATACTACAAGAGTGACAATAACACTCAACAATATAACATAAGTAGTTGTTGTCTCTTCCTCTATAGGAATAGTATCATATTACCCGCAATATTAAAATCAAAAGCTTAGAGATATGAGTCAAGCAATACCACTTACTATTCTGAAATAGTGT